CAAGAAGTTGATGCTGAAGTCTCAGCAGGACTATGAGAATGAAAGTGATCCAAAAAAGAAATTCGAAATTGAAAAACTGATTGCACGATACAATAATCTACAGTTGGCAAAGAAAGTTACTTTGAACTCCGCTTATGGTGCCATGGGTTCACAATATTTTAGATTCTATGATTTGCGTATAGCACTTGCTGTTACTACCGCTGGTCAATTATCTATTCGTTGGATTGAGAACAAACTAAATGACTATCTAAACAATCTATTGAAAACTGAGAAAGATTATGTTATCGCCTCTGACACAGATTCGATTTATCTCAACCTTGGCCCGTTGGTTAATAGCGTCTACAAAAAAGGAAAGGAACCTTCAGCAGTTATCTCATTCATGGACAAGGTCTGTGAAGATAAAATTCAACCGTTTATTGATGAGAGTTATAAAGAACTTGCTGAATATGTACATGCGTTTGACCAAAAGATGATTATGAAACGTGAAGGTCTTTCAGATAAAGGTATCTGGACTGCCAAGAAACGTTACATTCTTAATGTGTACAATAATGAAGGTGTTCAATACAATGAACCCCATCTAAAAGTAATGGGTCTTGAGATGGTCAAGTCTTCCACACCTGCTGTTGTGCGTGAGAAGATGCGCCAACTCATTAAATTGATTGTTACCACAGATGAACTAACGGTGCAGAATTTTATTGCGAAATTCAAAGAAGAGTTTAATTCATTACCTGCTGAAGAGATATCTTTTCCTCGAGGCATGAATGGATTGAAAGAGTATTCTGATTCTGCTACACTATATAAAAAAGGCACACCAATTCATGTAAAGGGTGCGATACTATATAATCATTTTCTAAAACAATATAATCTGACTACCAAGTATCCATTAATTCAAGAAGGTGAAAAGATTAAATTCACTTATCTAAAAACGCCAAATCCTTTCAAAGACTCAGTGGTATCCTATCCATCAAGATTGCCAAAAGAGTTGGGTCTACAAAACTATATTGATTATGACATGCAGTTTGAGAAAACATTCCTTGATCCAATTAAAATCATTCTTGTTTCTATTGGATGGGAAACTGAGAAGCAATCCACACTAAACTCATTCTTCGGATGAAAAACATACGCATAATTAAAACTGGCATTAACGTTTCTAAGATAAAGAAGCAGTTGGAAGAACATGCATCCGATTGGAATTATCAGAAGGGACTTGAAAATGCCACAGTTCTTGATCCTGATGTTTATATAAGCCAAAGTGGTGTGCTTCAACTGGTAATTGGTACAATAGATAAACCTGATGATTATGTATTTGATTCTGAAGGGTGTACACCAGCACCAGCATATTATCATCACACTGAAGCAGTGTCATTTATAAAACGACATTTTAAAGATTTCAGACGATGTGCGTTTCTTTCATTACCTGTTGGTGGTGAAGTTGGTAAACATACTGACTTTGGTACTTATTACCTCACTAAAGACAGATATCACTTGTCAATACAGGGTCGATACATGTATACTGTAGGAGATGAGAGTTTTATTGTTGAACCTGGCACATTGTTTTGGTTCAACAATAAACTTGAACATTCCGCTAAAAACATAGGAGATGAGGTACGTATTACATTAGTGTTTGATGTACCACATAATAAACGAAATCCATGATAAACGCTATTCTACCATTTATTACTGCAATTGCTCTGTCTGGTATTGCAGCATATTATTCCGTTATTGGTCTTGCACAGATATTTCCTGGTTCATACTGGCCTATTATCATTATGGGTTCGGTACTTGAAGCAGCAAAATTGGTAACAGTATCTTGGTTATACAATAACTGGAAAGAAACATTCTCTGCATTGAAAGTGTATTTTCTGATTGCAGTTATATTACTCATGGGTATAACTTCAATGGGTATCTTTGGTTATCTTTCAAAAGCACACATTGAGCATTCTACTGGTATTACACCATTGGTTGAAAAGGAATTCATTTATGATGAGAAGATCAAAACGCTTAAAGAAACCATCGAAGTTAATCGCAAAAATCTTTTACAGTTGGATGCGGCTGTCGATCAAGTCATGGCACGCTCGACGGACGAAAGGGGGGCTGAGAGGTCGAACCAAATCCGCAAAGCCCAACAGAAAGAACGTCTACGAGCGGCTGATGAGATTACTAGGGCGCAGACCGAAATACAGAAAATTACGGAAGAAAAGTCTCCTATCTCCTTGGAAATCAAAAAGGCTGAATCAGACTTGGGGCCTATAAAGTATGTGGCAGATGTAGTTTATGGCACACAAGATCGTGACTTGATTGATAAAGCAGTTCGGTTAGTAATCTTTGTAATTATTGTGGTATTTGATCCACTGGCAGTGTTGTTGTTGATTGCTGCTAATCAAACGTATCGTAGAATAGAAGAAGAAAGAGTTAAACCTAAAAGGGCAGTAAGAAAGAAAAAGATTGACAAGAATGATACTCCTAGTATAGAATCATTCTTAGTAGATGATAAGCATCAAGTAATACGGAAAGATAACATTGCTGACATTGGAGATATAGATGAGCGTTCTTGACAAGTTAAAAAAGGCATCGACAATTAAAGAAACTTCGATCCTTGCATCATCTCAGTTTTTTACTGAGAAAGATATGATACAAACTGGTGTGCCTATGGTTAATGTGGCACTATCTGGTAATCTGGACGGCGGTCTGACACCTGGTCTGACTATGTTTGCTGGTCCATCAAAACATTTTAAAACTGCATTTGCTTTGTTAATGGCATCTGCATACTTGGAGAAATACAAAGATGCCGTTATTCTATTTTACGATAGCGAGTTTGGGACTCCTCAATCTTATTTCGATACATTCAATATTGATACCAATCGGGTGTTGCATACTCCTATTACCGACGTTGAGCAGTTAAAACATGATATAATGGTCCAGTTGCAGCAGATTGCAAAAGGCGATAAAGTTATTATCATTCTTGATTCAATTGGTAATCTAGCATCAAAGAAAGAAGTTGACGATGCCACAGAAGGTAAGACTGTAGCAGATATGAGTCGTGCAAAACAAATGAAGTCGTTGTTTCGTATGGTCACACCACACTTGACTATCAAAGACATTCCAATGGTTGTTGTGAATCACACATACAAAGAGATTGGTTTGTATCCTAGAGATATCGTTGGTGGTGGTACAGGTTCGTATTACTCAGCAGATACAATTTGGATTCTTGGTCGTCAGCAAGAAAAGACCGGCACCGAAATCACAGGATACAACTTCATTATCAATGTTGAGAAGTCACGATTCGTGCGTGAGAAGTCAAAGATACCTGTGGCAGTATCGTTCGATGGTGGTATTCAAAAGTATTCTGGTCTGATGGACATTGCACTTGAAGGTAACTTTGTAAATAAACCATCTAATGGTTGGTATGCCAAAGTTGATCAAGAGACTGGTGAGATTGGTGACAAGAAACGTTTTGATGATACACAAACCGCAGAGTTTTGGAATGATATTCTTGCTAGTGAGAAGTTCAAAGAATATGTAAGGAAACGATATGAGATCACGTATGGCAGCATTATGGGAAACACTTCAGTTCTGGAAGAAGAAACCGATGACACTATTGTATAGTATAGACTATGATTTGGTTCCCTCTGAAGATGGAAAAGCCACAGCAGTGGGAATCAAAACTGGAAAATATACAGGAGTTTTATATCACTATGGTCACGCACAAATAATAGAAGAAGAGGAAGTTGCACGATTAAAATTTGACTATACTCTAATTCAAGAAGGTAAATTTACGGTTGAAGAATTGCAAAATGATCCCGAGTTTCGTGAGATTCTTGGTGATATACTAACAGAAATACTATTATCGAAAGTTGAAAATGGAGAGATTGGAAACGACAATAATAAAGAACTTGATATTCAATGAGGACTACGCACGTAAAATTTTACCTTTCATAAAGTCAGAATACTTTACAGACAACACCGAAAAAATACTCTTTGAAGAAGTCAATGAGTATATCAATCACTACAAACATCTTCCAACCTACGAATCACTTGTAATTAATTTTTCAGAATCCAAAAGACTTACCGAACAACAAGTTCAAGATTCAATTGAAATTCTTCGTAGAATCAATTCAGAGAAAGAAGAGAAATCAAATATAGAATGGTTAATAGACAACACTGAAAAGTTTTGCCAAGATAAAGCAATCTATAATGCCATCATGCAATCTGTAAAGATTCTTGATAACAAATCCGACAAAGACAGTAAAGGTTCTATTCCACAACTATTGAGTGATGCACTTGGTGTATCATTTGATTCATCTGTTGGTCATGATTATGTTGAAGATTCTGAAAATCGATTTGACTTCTATCATCGCCATGAAACAAAGATTCCATTTGACCTAGACATATTCAATAAGATCACTAAAGGTGGTCTGCCAACAAAAACTCTGAACATTGCACTTGCAGGTACAGGTGTTGGTAAATCTTTGTTTATGTGTCACGTTGCTGGTTCATGTTTATCTCAAGGACAGAACGTATTGTACATTACAATGGAAATGGCAGAAGAAAGAATTGCTGAACGTATCGATGCCAATTTGTTGAACATTGACATTTCTGATTTGCATGCCATCAGTAAACAGGACTATGACCGCAAGTTCTCTGCAATGCGAGTAAAGACACAAGGTAAGTTGATTATCAAAGAATATCCGACCGCGGCCGCATCGGCACTACACTTCCGCGCTTTGTTAAATGAATTGCAACTAAAGAAAAGTTTCAAACCTGATATCATCTTTATTGACTACCTTAACATTTGTGCAAGTGCCAGAATTAAAGCGGGTTCTAATGTCAATAGTTACTCATATATTAAGGCGATTGCAGAAGAATTGCGGGGTCTAGCGGTCGAGTTCTCAGTACCCATAGTCTCAGCCACTCAGACAACCCGTAGCGGGTTCACAAGCAGTGATCCTGGGCTTGAGGATACAAGTGAGTCCTTTGGTCTGCCAGCAACTGCCGACTTTATGTTTGCTTTGATAAGTACCGAAGAGTTGGAACAATTGAATCAGTTGATGGTTAAACAATTGAAGAATCGATACAATGATCCAAATACATTCAAAAGATTCGTCATAGGTATTGAC